GTTTATGGTAAAGCTTTTCTCAGAATGCTATCGTATCCTCCGCCCGGACTCTTGGTTAGTCTGCTGGTTCGCTATGGACCCCTGGTTCTTCCCCATCAGTGAGTGGCTCAAGGGGACTGGATTCAAAATGAACACACTTCCCGGAATGTGGCTCAAACCTAATGGCCAGACGATGCAACCCGAATCCCAATTCGCCAACTGCTATGAGCCTTTCTTCTATTGCCGTAAGGGCCAGCCTAAGTTCAACAAGGCAGGGCGGGCCAACGTATTTGAATTCACTCCTATGCCCCCATCCCAGAAGATTCACCCAACTCAGCGCCCCCTCCCTCTGATGGTGGAACTCTTCAGTACTTTCTGCAGACCTGGCCAACAAGCTTACATCCCTTTCCTTGGCTCTGGAGTTAGTCTAATGGCCTCTCACACCTGTCAAGTATCCTCATTCGGTAATGATCTTACTCGTGAATTCAAAGAAGGCTACATTGTTCAACTTAAATCTTACCTGGAGACTCAAAATGTCAACTAACACTATCCTCTTTTTCGACACTGAGACAACTGGCCTCCCTAATTTTAAGGCCCGCTCTGCCGATCCCTCTCAGCCTAAAGTTCTCCAACTGGGCTGTATTCTGGCAACCTCTGAAGGTGAGGAATTAGAAGCTTACCAAACTCTAATCAAAATTGGAGACAAACCAATCCATCCTAAGGCCTTGGCTGCTCACGGTATCACCAGTGAAAAAGCTAACTCTAAGGGCATAGAACCCAAAGATGCCTTCAATGCTTTCTTCTCCCTCACCGAAGATGCTGAGGCCCTCTGTTGTCATAACTTCAATTTTGACATCCGCCTGATGCGAATCCTCGCGGCCCAGGTAGGGGAGAGTGCAGAGATAGATATGGCAGACATTTTGGAAATGCCATACTATTGCACTATGAAATCTACTATTGAGTTCTGCCATCTTCCATTTCCCTCCGGCAAGAAAGGGAATAAGTTTCCCAAACTGGAAGAACTCTACAAGATCCTCTTCAACAAGCCCTTCGAAGGGGCTCATGATGCCCTGGTTGATGTCCGAGGTACTATGGAATGTTTCTTTGAACTTCGAAGTAGGGGGATAATGTAATGACTATATCTATACGTGCCAGAGAATGGGTAAAATTCTCTAATAATGTCTTGATACATATTGAATCTTACACTGTTCCTCAATATGGAGACAAGGGCCAGGATCAATGTACAGAGTTCACCCCCCAGGACTTCATCACTCAGATCCGAAAATACGCTAATCGTTTCGGGCGTAATTCCAGGCCTGACCAAGACCAACTGGACTTGATGAAGATTGCCCATTATGCTCAGATGCTGAGTGATCGCCTCAGCGATTAGGGCCTGCTACGTGTCATTAATTAACATAGGAGTAATTTTATGTGGATCAAAATGACTACATGTCCGATATGTAAGAAACGTGTCAGAATGTTTATGGCAGAGCATACTGTAGAATCTCATAAGTATAATAAGACACGATGCGTTGGATCTTATGGACATGGAACTGATTCTAAATATGAATGGAAAGAGGTTAAGAAAAGATGAGATCAACCTACGTGGCGCCATGTGGTAGAAAAGATGCTCCCTACATTGTGGTAGGTGAGCAACCAGGCAGAACAGAGATTATTAAGGGACGCCCATTCTGTGGCCCTGCAGGTATGGAGTTTGAAGATAACCTCCGTATCGCAGGGATCAACAGAGCGGATGTGTACTATACCAATGTCATAAAAGATGCAGACAGAGTCCTAGGGGCCTATATTGAGTTCAACCCCAGGAAAGGTCCTGTAATCTCAACCTTAGGCCAGGAGTATATAAATGAACTTGCTAAAGAAATCAATGAGCTTGAAGGAAAAGTTATCATCGCTCTCGGCAACACTGCACTGTTTGCTCTGGCCGATCGCACTGGGGTCACTCGTTGGAGGGGTTCTGTGCTTAGTCCTACTCTGGTTAGTGGGAAGAAACTAATCCCTTCTATCCATCCAAGTACGATCATCCCTCCAAAGAACCAGTACACTAATAAGCGTCTCCTCATATATGATCTCCTCAGAGCTAGGAAAGTAGTTGAGGGTAAATGGAATCCTCTAGATCGCCACATAGTCATCCGGCCCACTTACTCTCAATCCCTCAATTTCTTGAACATCTGTAAGTTGTACGGCAAGTTAGGTAATCCCATTGCCTATGATATCGAGGTAGACGTTTTCAACGGTGAGATGACTTGCATCTCCTTTGCTTACTCTCCTACCGAAGTAATCAGTATCCCCTTCGTAGGAGAAGGTGGAGACTACTTCACCCTCCCTCAGGAGGCCGCCATCCTGGTTGAAATTGCTAAGATCCTCGAAGATCCTGAAATCCCAATCCTGGGACAGAACCTGGTATTCGATTGCCACTACATGCTTCGAAAATATGGAATCAAAACTACTAACATCCATGATACGATGGTTGCGCAAAAGACCTTACTTCCAGACTATCCTGTTGGACTGCATTTCATTTGCTCTCTTTATACTGATATACCTTATTATAAGGATGATGGTAAGTATTGGCTTAAAGGTATAGGGAGCTGGGATGGTGGGTGGAGATATAATGCTCTAGACTCAGTGGTCTGTAGCGATGCCTACCCCAAGCAGATGGAATCCCTATTTAAGCAGCACAACTACTATGCTTATGAGAGGAAGAGAAAGTCTATCCTTCCCTACGTCTACATCATGGAAAACGGAATTCGTATCAACACTGGTTCCATGCAACAGGCCTCAGATGAGTTGGGCCATGAGATTGAAGACACTCTCAAAGAATTGCATCAGAAGTGTGGCTTTGATCTTAATCCCAACTCTCCGAAACAAGTTGCCACTTACTTCTACAAGACCAAACGCCTTCCCGCGTATAAAAATAGGGAGGGGGGAGACACAACTGATGAAAAGGCACTCAAACGAATTGCCCGCAAAGGTTACCCAGAGGCCTCGCTTATCCTTAAAATACGCGGCCTTAGTAAGGAGCGAGCCACTTTTCTCGACACTGCTAAAGTTGACAATGATGGAAGAATGCGATGTTCATACAACCCTGTCGGTACTCGATTCTCAAGGGCTTCAAGCAGCGAAAATATATTCGGGACAGGTAACAATCTTCAGAATCAACCCCATCGGGTTCTTACACACTTCTTGGCAGACCCCTTCCACGTGTTCTACGGAATGGACTTAAGTCAGGCTGAGAATAGGATAGTCGCCTATGTAGGACGCATTACTGAGATGATCAACGCATTTGAGATGAAGATGGATATCCATGGACTCACCGCACGTATCATGGCTAACATCTTCTATCAAGGTAAACTCCCAGAGGATTTCAATCCCAAGATAGTTAAAGCTCCCATAGGCGACGGGAAAAAGACCTGGCGAGATTGGGGCAAGAAAGCTAATCATGGCCTTAACTATGACCTTGGCTATAAGACCTTCTCCCTATATAATGAAATCACCGACAGAGACGGCAAAGTCATTGTCGACATCTATCACAAAGCATACCCAGGAGTTAGAGATGGATTCCACTCATATGTCAAAATGTGCATCAATAAGAACAGGACAATCACCAACTTGTTGGATCGAAAGACTGTATTCACAGACAAAATTGACGACCAGCTTTACAAGGATGCCTATGCCTGCATCCCTCAGGGAACAGTTGGAGATATCATCGATGAGCGAGGACTCAACTTTGTCTACTACAACCGAGATGATCACTTCCGCTTCGTTAAACTCTGCATTCAAGTGCACGATCAAATCGGATTCCAAATCCCCACCCCACTGCATCCAACAACTCCTGTCTCATGGGCAGATCACAGTCGAGTACTCACTGACATCCGAAGGAGTCTTGAAACTCCACTTTATACCCATTACGGACATCGTTTTGTAATCCCAGTAGATTGTACAATGGGCGTGTGTTTAAATAAAGAAGAGGGATGGGAGACTGTAGATGGAAAAACTATAAAGAAGGCAAACAGATCCTCATGTTCTTTAGATATTAATTCATTTGAACCTGAATATCTTGAACAAAAGTATTATGAATGTACCGACAGATGGCTTCCTACCATTGTGTAATGCTATGTATCATAAATTAACAAAGCAATAAGGAGATTTCTAATGACACCTTTAGAAGCAGCTGGAACTGTACGCTGGCTTATCTATAATACAGATTGGAAAGCAGATTGCCCAGAGGAAGTCTGCCTAATGATCGAGGCCAAAGCAAAGTTGATTGAATTCCTCAGTAAGATTGGTCAACTCAAAGTATCTAATCCAGTCCCTGTGGGAGATGAAGAAGATGAATAAATGGGATAAGAGATTTCTAGATATGGCCCTTCTAATCAGCACCTGGTCTAAAGATCCCTCAACCAAATGTGGAGCGGTTATTACTAAAGGCAATAGGATCATCAGCCTAGGTTTTAATGGATTCGCTAGAGGAGTTCACGACTCTCATGATAATCTCAACAATAGAGAACTCAAGTACGAGATGATCCTTCATGCCGAGGACAATGCTCTCCTCTTCGCTCAGCAATCTCTTGAAGGATGTACTATCTACACTCAACCCTTCCCTCCTTGCTCTCGCTGTGCTGCAAAGATCATTCAGTGTGGAATTATAAGAGTAGTTGCTCCTATGCCTTCAGCAGAATTATGGAAAAGATGGGGAGATTCTCTAACTCTTGCTGCTGATATGTATAGAATGGCAAATGTAGAAAACGTAGGAGTCTTATATGAGCCGTAAGCTTGAAGACTGGTTAGACTCCTACATGGTCTACACTTCCAATTCTGAACCTCCAAAACTATATCACATCTGGACTGCCATCTCCACAGTGGCCGCGGCTCTCCAGAGAAAGTGCATCATGAGATGGGGCAAACTACGATTCTTCCCTAATATGTACATAGTCTTAGTTGGCCCAGCAGGTAGAGCACGCAAGGGTACAGCAATGTCCTATTCTGCTGACTTCTTAACCCGTCTTGAAATCCCCCTCAGTGCTGAGTCCACAACTAGGGAAGCTCTGGTTAGGGCAATCAAGGAGGCCCAAACTACTGAGATAGATGCAGAAACAGGCATCATGTCTTTCCACTCCTCCCTCACTGTCTTTGCCCCTGAATTGGTAGTCTTCCTAGGTTACAACCAGCAACAACTGATGATGGATCTTACTGACTGGTTTGACTGTGGTAGGGGTCCAGAGGGTTTGTGGACCTACCGTACTAAACACCAGGGGACTGATGACATAGTAGGTATTTGGGTCAACATGATAGGAGCAACTACTCCAGACTTACTGCGATCCTCTCTAAGTATGGATGCCATCGGAGGAGGGTTAACAAGTAGGATTATCTTCGTATATGAACCTGATAAGTTCCAATCCTGCCCCATCCCTTTCCTCAACGCTTCCGAGGAAGTAATTGGTGAAGATCTTTACCACGACTTGGAGGAAATCCATCTCCTCAAAGGGCAGTTCAAGGCTTCTAAAGACTTCATAGACCTTTGGGTAGAATTCTATAATAAGAATGACAAACATCCTCCATTCAATGATCCTCACCTGGCTCCCTATTGTGAGCGCCGTGTGGTTCACGTGATGAAACTATCCCTCATCCTTAATGCCTGTCGCACGGATAACATGATAGTCACGTCGAGGGATCTTCAGCGCTCCATAGACATCATCGAACAGACTGAAATCAACATGCCTAAGACCTTCTCAGGTATGGGCAAATCTCAACATGCTGAAGTCCTGAGTAAGGTGATGAATGAGATAGGGATGGCTGGCGAAATCTCCATCCGTGATCTTCAGCGTAAATTCTATCATGACGCTGATGCTCGTGTAATGGATCTAATCATCCAAACTCTGGAGAGCATGGGCTTTGTCAATAGGATAGAGAGGGGAAATGAAACAATTCTCCGCTATCATCGTGCAGGGGGTATGATATGAGTTACTTAGAAAAGATGGCTAGGTTACATACTCTAGTAATCTCATACGAATTAAGAGTTAAAGAGAATCCACTTCCTTATTTACAAGAAGCTTATACAGAGATGTATAAACTTCAAGAAATACTCGAAAAGGTATATAGAATTTTAAAGCCAGATCCTATAGCGGTTTTAGATACTGATAAAATAGAATATACTGATTATAGAGATGAGGCTTTTGAGAGATGTGAAAAAGCAAAGAAGTTTTTAGATGAATATTTAAGCATGGAGGGGATTATATGAAACAGCTTGTAGATCTGCTCCATTTACTGATGTGTGATAAACCTCATTCTTCAGATATGATGGACATTCTCAATCATAATTCTGAAGTCTGCTACTACTACCTGGAGAATGATATCTCAGGAGGAGAGGAGATGAGTGATCACAAAATCTGGACAGAAAAACTTGAGGGCTTCAAACTAGGAATGTCCCTCAAAGATAACAAAGAGGCCCTGCAATTCCTCCAAGACTGCGTAAAACTGTCTCACAAATTGCAGAGCCTCTCAGATGGCAATTCCCTCAGAAGAACCTTCATCAAGGGACTATTTGAACTATAGAACTAAAGGGAGGGAACCCCACCTCCCTTATTCTTATACTCCACATAAACTCCCATAATCACATCATAGGGATTCCCTCCATTATATGCAGCATTAATTGACTTCATAATCTGGTTAGTGAAGGGAATCCCCATCGTGTATCCAATAGCTTTCCCAATCAACATCATATTCTTCCTTCTGGCTCTAGAAGTTAGCTTATCCCAATCAAGAGATTCTGAGAACTTTCCAACGGCCTCTGGCAGTAGGTCTCCCCACTCCCCTACCATCCCTCCAAGGTTAGACCCAAACTTAGCACTCCCTCCAACTATTGGGACCTTCTCAAGCAGCTCACCAGCAGCAATAGCTACTGCCCTAACATCTCCCTTACCTTCATCTTTAGCTTTCAGATATTCTCCAATAGGATCAGGTACAACATTCTCATACCCTATAGCTTTATAGAGTTGCCCTGTAAGGACCGTAGTAACAACATACTTAACTGCCCTTCCTAACACTTGCTTATTACTCACGTCAGCATTCTTAACTCCCATGACATCTCTAATAATAAAATTCCAGTCATTAATTCCGAACGTTTGAAGCAGGGTGAGCCACTTAGTATAAGTCCCAGTCTGAATATCACTAACTGCACCTTTAATCCCTAGACCTTGAGTCCTCTCTACAGCATCATCTGCAAAGTGAACTAAATCTTCCCCCTTCAACTTCAACACCCTCTGCCCATATTCATAGCCAGCATTCCACGTGGCCTCAGCCACCAGAGAATCCATCCACTTCATAGGCTTAAGAGAAATATCAGCAGCAATCTTCTGCCCCCCTTTGAACAGCCCATCCTGGAGAGCCTGACTAATCTCAGAATAAACCAACTCAGGTGATCTAATTGTCAATACAGAGGACGTTTGATGAGCACGAGTTGCATCTCCCTTAAAGGGTCTCTCACTCATAAGTTTGAAGAGGCCATAAGTAGTAGCTCTCATATCTAATAGAGTAGGGACTTGAATCATATATGATGAAGGCTGCACAGCAAAGGTCCTAATACTCCCCCCAATTGCTGCCACCACTAAGTTCTTAGTAATAAACTGTTGACCCTTATATATAAAGGGATTGCTGTTAGCAAGAACTGTAGCAGAGGGATCCTTCCCCACAATTGAGTCAGACCATCTACTAAGCATATTACTCAGCGAGGGATTCCAATCACTCAGTTTAACCCTGGCCTGAGTCCCCTTCTTAGTCAGCTTAGTAGGATGTGGAATTCTAGAATTTGCTAGCTCCTTTGCTAAGGCTGCAACTGGGCTGATATGAATTTCTCTGAATCCGGTCCTAGCATACTTAATAACTGCTTCGAA